TATTTTTTTTTTTCGACGTACTCATTACATCAGATCCAAAATATTTCCATCTACATTGAAGTCGAGAATGACTACTCGTTCGTATATTTCTTTTCCAAATCTTTCACGCATAGCTTTATCCTTTACGAAAGCTTCTTCATCCCTTCGGTAGGTTTCGTAAATTCCGAAATCAACGTAATTATCACCATTAGGGTTATCGGGATTATATATCCAACCAACAATTTGACCGGCTTTAGTTCTCGGAATACCAAGATCGTCAAGCACATCGTTCAAAAACAAATATCCGTTTGCCCTTAGTTTATCGTTGGCATACTGCTGCTGAGCTAGAAGAAACATTCGATTATAGTTTCCGTCTTTTTCCCAATAAGGATTGGACTCGTCAAAGAAGAAAGAATAATCACTCAATGAGTCTCTTTCCACAACGCTGATGGTCTCTTTGACTTTCTTTTCCTTACCATCTTCGTCAACTATAACCTTTTCAATCTTCTTTGCCTTAATACCGTGCTTCAGTTCGCGGTCGACTTCTTCGCCAAAACGCTCTACCACGTGATTTCTGTATTCTTTAAATCCTTTATCAATCGTAGCATAAGCAGCCGCGAGAGCTATATTTCTTTTACGAAGAATGTTGTTCGATGCTAGTATGCTTCCAATAGACAGAGCTCCAAGAGCTACTGCTGGAGCATAAAGTTTAGCAAGCTTAATACCAGTCTGAACATAAACAATGGTCAAATCCTTCTTAACGTCTTCTGGAGTGTATTCCTCTACGAACTCCTCATTGGCCGCACAATCATGAATAGAGTTGATATCTTCTTTAGCCTTTTCTAAAATATCACTCACTTTAGTAGTAGCTTTACAAGCCATAACTGTACTTACAACAGTTCCGACTACACCGGCCACCACAAGAATTTCAGGACTATGCTTTTTAAGTTGAAAGCCCATTTTATTAAAAGAAGAGCTTACGGTTTTAACAAGTTCTTTTTTCATAATTAAACATTCCCCTTTCAGACGTATTTGTATTCCACACTTCCATCAGCGTAGACATATTTAGTAGCATTGGTACGATTTTTTGACACTATTTCAGCTCCACACGCGGCATATCCGGCTAAATCAACAAAACTGTCTTCAGTCGCTGTTCCCGTACGAATTCTGGCAATTTTAAGCAGAGCCATCATCATAGCCACGTCGTTAGCTGAAAAATCTACATTCTTATATGCCGACCACAGTTTTGCTATGGTCAGAAAGTTATCTTCAGGCGAACCATATTCCTTTTCGCGCTGTCCACATACACACTGTTTGGCCTTATCCAAAATTTCAGCTCGTTTCATTTAATCAATCCTCCTTCAAATATTCGTAATACTCGGATTCCGTTGCAAATAATATCCAACGTCCAGCAACAAAACCCATGTATCCATATGAAGTCAAATATCCTTTCATAACAATCCTCCTAATCTAGCGGAAGGGCTTTGGGTAGTTTAAGCATGTAGCCATCTCGTACTCTAATTACAGATGCATTTCGAATATTGGTCCATCCATATTTATTATCTGTATAATTTCCTGTTACGCCGACCAAATCATACAAATCTGCCACACTAACCAAACCATAAGTAGAAATCAACTCGTCCATTCTTGACAAGACGTCTTCGGCTTCTCCTCGATTATCAAAGATGATATCGTCATAGTTATAACTGATTTTCGTACGAATCGCGCTATAATCCCTTCGGCCATTTCTTCCATCGTAGTAACTCCTGTAAGATACCTTAGAGGCAGTGGAATTACTCTTTATCTTACCTGTTTCTCCGTAAAGTATCATGTCAATACCATTTGTAACAATATCTGAAATTGCTTTTTTGATTGCGGGAATCAATACATCTAGCAAAATATAAGATTTTACGTTATCGATATCCTCTGAGATGAATACGTCCGTAAACTTCCGAATCTCGCTTTTTTTCTTAGATTTTACCGTCCCAGCAATCACTTTCTCTACTTTTTTCTCCGGTGAAGACCTATTTTGATCCTCCTTATATTTATGGGAATTTGGCTTGTATTCCTCCATCACGTTTACTCCTTTCATTGAACTAGAACGAGGGGTCCCGGTTTGGAAC